TAAGGAACAGCGTATCCGCAGCACCATTGTTACGGGCGATTATCTCATTCCCGTCAATGATTATGTTTAATCCGTTAGTTGGTCCGACTTGAAAGGCATGAAGCGTACTGGAGGGACTGGCATCATCGGTTGCCGTGAGGCGGAGACGGGGCATGCTGTTCTCGCCCGTGAATACGTTATCCTCATCCAGCAACGCTATGTTGGAGGATAGCTGTTCATCTGAAATCGCTTTATTTAATAGAGCAAAACGACGATCAGCCACGAGAGTCTCCTAAAATATGGTGGGGGTTTTTGAGGAACCCCCGGAAAACCTTAGAAGCTTGCTGCGTTATCGAACGCACCACGATTAAGACCAAGTACCAGAAGGTACAGGGTGCCAACCGTAGCGGCCGAGGTATTGGTAGCTGCCGAAGCATCCGTTGCAACAACGGTTACTTCATTGGCGTCCGTGACCTGAGCTGTGAAGATGAGGTCATCTCCAAGGTCCGAGTTAGCCGCCACGAGTACGAAGTCGCCGAGCTGCGCACCGAGAACGGTGTAAACAGCAGCGGAACTTGCACCGGCCGCAATCGAGTCTTCCTCGAAATTAACCTTAGCGGGTATAACGTAGTCAAACAATCCACGGAACTGACGGGCGTTAGCCGAAGCCACTCCGACTTCCGTGGAGGTTGTTGCAGTTTCAATTGCCATGATAAATACCTCTGAGTAGAGGGAGTGGGGACCTACTGACGTGCCTCGTCGGCCAACGTTTCGATCCCCACACCGTTATTACGCAGCCGGTACCATCAGGACAACGCCAGCTTCCGGACGGGGCGTACCCAGACCGTAGATGGTGTCGACCGTGAACAGGTCAGCAAGGAACTCCTGCTTGTACTGCGACTGAGCGCGCGGCGCCAACTGCTCGGCAAGGACGATAGCGTCCCTTTGAAGCAGAAGAACCGGGCGATAAGACGTACAGTCAGAAGAGTCAACCGTCGGCACGTTCGTCGAGACGTATACGGGAACGCCGTAGATGTCACCGATCAGGCCGTTGCGAATCGAGTTGCTAGAACCCGTCTCACCAACGAATGCCTGCTCTGTGAATCGAGCGAGACCCAACAGACGCCGCTTCTCAACGGGCGGAACGATCAGCGCGCGCATGCGCGCCGGGACGTTAGCGTCGTCGAGAGCCTGAATTGCCCGGCGTATACCTGCGTCGGTCAGTGCGGAACCGTTACCGGAACCCGTCTGTACCCACGTAGTGTTGCCGTCGCCACCAATCACGGCCTTGCTGTAGTTCGCACCAGCGGTCGTGTCACCAGCAGACAGCTTAGCTGCCTCGGTGTGGATAGCGCTGTCGAGAGACAGGGCATGTGCGTAACCAGCATCATCCGTGTAGAACGCGCGCATGGAGTCCATCGCCTGAATCTTAGCGATGTCTTCGATGAGACGGCTGTACTCGAAGTGTTGGTCGATCAGAAGGTTGAAGACACCGGCGGTTTCGACGTTGATCGTAACGCCCTGCGCAGCAGTCTTCGCATTAACCGAACCGCGGCTCGGCTTAGGGACATGGACCGTATCGCCCTTCTGACCGCTGAACGGCATAGACTGGACGAGCGGAACCATGACGGTATTCGCCTTATATACTGCAATCACTTCATCCGACCACAACTCCTTAATGAAGTTGGCTGCCGTAGTAACGGTAGTCGGATTAGTGGCGGTATCCGGCGCGTATAAAGTTGCCATTGGATATTACCTCTTGCGTGGTAGTGAGTAGTTAATTAAAGTTTAATCACGGACATTTCCACTCATCAGCGCTTCACGGTACTTGGCGGCATTTCGCTTAACCCAGTTCTCTGCATCGAGGTCCCCCTGCTTGGACCGAGTGAGTTTGTCAATATACTCAGATCGGCTATATCGCGGAGGTTCCTGCACCAACTCACCCGAAGACGAGACAAGCTCGGCCTGTTGGATGTTCTGGGCAGTCTGGACTTGGCTAAGGCCACGTTCAGCTTTGTAAAGACTAAAGAGTGCATCCGCAGCATTAAAGTCGTACTGATTACCCCTCTGGAACAGGTCCAGTCTTGTGGGATTATCAACGACCCAATTCTGAAACTCAGGAGATGCGCCTACTTCTTTGTAGTCGGAATGCTTTTCAGCAAAGGATGTGAGGGAACGTTCTCGTTCCTGTTTCACAACGTTCTGCTTAAGCTCCCGTGCTTCCCGAATTGCAGGATGCGATTCTACTGCACGAAGGACAGCAGAGTTCGGGTCCTCGTAGATGTCTTCGGCGGTGATTGGCCGGGAAGTATCTTGAGAGGGATCGGTTACATCGGGTGTAGGGTTCGTTATAAAGTCATCAATAGTTTTGCGGTACTCTCCAAGAGTCTGGGCCTGCCGAGAGTTCAGCTTTTCCAGTTCCTTGTAGCGGTTCTCCCAATCAATCAGTGTAGCGTCATCCTGACGCGCTGACTGCTGAGATGCAGCATCATTGATTTCTTCACTAAGCCCGTCCTCTGGGCCCTTGACGTAATCTTCGTATCTAAGGCTTTGTTCCGACATGTCTATGACTCCTCTAATTGTCCCGCTCCACACAATGTGGTGTACGGTTTCGTTTCATCCCGCCCGAGGAACCGGTGTGGGGATGCCCTCTTAATCTGACCAGTCTTGGCCAGCCGCTCTGTGGCGCCGTGTCATGCGGTCCCCGGAAGTATTGAAGGCACCGGGCATACCAGCATCGGCCATCGCTTCAATGTCTAATCCCGGCGCACGAGTTAGCACCTGTTTACAATCCGATCCGCAGGTGGGGCATGGGCCCTTTGCGTGATCTTTCATCTTCTGTTGAAGCTCGAAGTCGCCGTGCGAATGACATCTATAGTCATAGAGCGGCATCTTGAGCCTCCTGTTCTTTTGCCATAATCGTCATATCTCTAAGATTGATGACGAAGGCCAGTCCCCTAGCATATCCCCGAAGAGCACAGACTTCTTCCCATGTCTTTACATCGAGGGAAGTGGCCTGACACTGATAAATCTCATTAGTTAGGGCAGTCTGTATGATGGCCCAATCCGGGTGCCCGGTAATCGAAAGAATAGCATCATCTAGCTTGTCTTGTGAAATCATCCCCTTGCCTCCTTTACTTGCTTGATGTCGATGGCTTCTTGGCCTTTATCTTGTCAATCTCTGCTTTGCGGGACGCTATGCGCTCGTTAGAATCAATCTGCTTGAGCATGGCATCCGCCTTCTTATTACCAATGACCGTATTAGCCGCTTGGATGCTAAGCTCCTCGTCCTTGAAGTCGGTTTCCTTCTTGATCTGCTCGATCTCTGCCTGCAACTTCTCAATCTCTTTGGCCGTCTTCGCATTCTCGGACTGAGCTTCTTTAAGCGCCTCTCTCTGGAGTTCAAGGGCGATTTGTTGGAGTTCCTTCTCCATCTGCTCTTGTTCGGGAGTCTTCTGGTTCATCTGGTCAAGCTGCTGGAGTATTTCATCTCGCTTAGGACCCGAGCTAAGCTCCATTATAGCGCGTAGAACCAGATTGTACTGAGGGCTCTCGGGCGGTATATTGGAGAGAAGCCCAGTAAGCTGAGCCTGCTCGAACTCCTTAGCGACCAGTCCCATAGTACCCCGGATACGGAATCGGGGGTCATTCGGGTAACGATCAGGAGCGAACTGCATGTAGCGCTGCATCGTCTTCTTGATGAGCGGATTAAGGAACTGACGCTCCATATTCCACATAGTTCGACGCATGCGCTTGAGGGCAGACGACTGGATCATTCCGATACCAGAGGCCGTCTCGTTACGTCGGTCGACGTTCAGGGGAGCATTGGATTCAATAGCGCCCGTACCGACCTGAATCATCCGTTCCATCTCAGAGGATTGGTTGAAGGTCGATGCCTCCAGCATACCCAACTGAATAGGCTCAAGCACTTCGGAGGGACGACCACGGGTCAGCCACACCTTGCCCGGCCTAATACGCATATCAGGATTCCGAGGAAGGCGGGTTATATCGGCCCCCATCATCGGAGAGGTAATAAGAGAAAGCGCATCCATGCGCGCACGAAGCTCTGCGTCTAGAGCCCGTTGGGCATTCCAGCCCTTCTCCGCGACGCCTCGTCCCCAGAACTTACCGGGAACAACAGAATGTTGATAGGCGATAATAGGCCGGTCTTTCATCGAGAACGGATTGACGATAGCGCGAAGGACTTCTAATTCATTAGCAACGGTGACGATTACTTCGACGTGTCCATTACCCTGCACATCTTCGGTCTCAACTTTCGCTAACCCCTTGAGCATAGAGGCGGGCACAAGACCATAATACTCCGTGATAAACACAGAGCCGTCAAACTCGTCCTGCTTACGGTTACCATCCGGGGTCTCTTGACCGGCCGGACTTATGGTCGTCGTGGAGTTGTTACCCTGCAGAGAAACATTCCGGTACGTGCCATTCTTGATCTTAGACCAGATGATATTCTTAGGAACGTTAGTTTCGTGGGCCACAAAGTAGGCACTTTGGATGTCCCGGGCCTGCGAGTCAATAACGAACTCCCAGGGGGGAATGCTCTCTAAAGTAACTAGGGGGCGGAACTCTTTCTTGATTTGTCCGCCCTCGAAGGTTCTAATCTCGCGACGGGTGATATTAAGCTTACCAATTCCGGTGCCATATAGACAGCCCGAAAGGACAATCTTTGCAATAGCGTCGGGGACTCCGGCTTCATCTAAGTCTTCCTCAAGCAGCTTATGGGCTTGCTGGATGTCCTGCTTCTGCTGGTCATTGACATCATCCTCGATGTCAAACCAACGGTCACGGGCAAAGATAGCATCTTCAATTGTCGCAGCAGTTGACTCGATTGCCGCCGCCAGAGCCGGTGCCACCAGCTTAGACCGCTCCCCATCACGAGTCTTATCGGAGCCGGTGTATAGGCCGCGAAAGGTCCGTTCATACATATCCCATTGCGACTTATATAGACGATCCCGGACAGTACGGTTCTCCCGCACGATATGCATGACGTGATGTACGAGTCCCCCAAACCCCGAGGTAGGAAGATTTGCATTTATCGGCTCTGATATATCAACCTTAGCCATTAATATCCAACCTCATAATCATGTGGAGTCCACGAGTCTTCAAACATTGAGATACCCCAAGTAGCCGTGGAGTCCGCTAATTGATCTATATAAGCTATTGCATCCAGTAGATCGTCGTGAGCAAGGGGGTTAGGGAAGTCGACCGCTTGGCTCAGAAACTTACCGATCCACTTATCTTCGGGATCAAGGTGGTCATCTGGCTCTAGGGTGATTTGTCCCTTCTCGGCACGTCCTTGTAATGCCCATTTGATCCGATCTTCTTTCTTCTGGTTGGCGTGGGTGAGTCCGTGGACAGTAAAGTACCCATACTTATGCATGAGTTCTCCCAGATAGCCAGATTGACCATCTTCCCCCGCCACTGCGTTCT